TTACAGAATCAAGATTTGGTGCTTGTGGTTGTGAAGTAGTTTCAGCCACGGGCTGTTCAGCATTGGTCACAGACTCAGGCTGAATTACTTTTTCTTCGATTGCCATTGATTACTCAGATAATGCACTTGTGGACTTTTTCTTTGAAGCCTTCTTCTTTGGCTCCTCAGTAACTTCAGTTTTTACTTCGGGTTCTGGCTGAAACTCAACCATCTCCCACTTATATGATCCATCAGACTGAAGAACCCTATCTAAAGATTTTGCCATTAGATTTTTATGTACTTATATACTATTCTAACAGATTATTCGGATTTGACCTCATTTGCTGAAGGAAGCACCTCTCCCTGTACTAGAATATCTCGAAACTCCTCTCTATCAATAACTTGTTGATCGAATAGAGATGTTAAGGCTGTAATATCTTGTCCGATTAGTCTTTCGATGTCGAAGTCTCTACTAATCTTTACTTCTGGTGGTTCGATCCCAACATATTGGGCTGAGAAATTAAACGCTTTTTGTAGTTTTTGCTCTAGTTCCATAGAGACCATTGCAAGCATGGAATTGGTATCCACACGATCTAGCCTACGGGCATCGGCTGATTCTGCGACAAACTTCTGTTGTGATAATGTACTGATTCCGAGGGTAGCCATTTGCATTTGTAGCTCTTTTATTTCTGCTGATTGAGCATCGAAAGCACTACTCGCTGGTTCTACATAGTAAACTTTATTACCAGGTTGAGTTGCCATCGCATAATTAACAGAAATAGCAACATCTTTAGTCTGGTCATCATAACCCTCCATTACAAGCATTGGTTGAGATGCAACGTGCAAACTATGAATTAAATCAGCTTGTCTTTGAAAATGTGCAAGGTTTAAATATGCAATATCAAGTAAAGGTGGTTTACTTACTAAGTTTTCTGTTTTGCCAGAATAAATAGTAACTAATGGTATTTCACCAAGAGAAAATTCACCAGATTCGACTTCGTTATATTCTTCACCCGTAGTCTGTGCGTCAAACTCTCCAGCATAAGAATTATCATTTACATCATACATTTCATCAATCTGATCTGTTTTACGAAATACTCTATATTTTCCAGGTTCAATAACTCTTATTTGTTCAAATACTTTTTCTCCAAAATCTCCATCAGGTAATACAGCTTTTTCTGCAAGTCTTACCTGTATCAAGTTTCCATAATTAGATTCTCTATCTAATCTCCAACCATATAAATTATTAGGATCAACTTCAATCCAATATGGTCTACGATTTTGCTGACGCTCTTCCGCAAGACTGACAGCACCAGATGGGGCAGGATAATCTACAAGAATATGACTTTGACCATATGTTAAAGAACACATCAATACTCTTCTTGCGTATTCGTCTAAATCAGAACCACATCCGTCAACATCCATTTTAAAAGTGTCGGTCCAATAAGGATCACCTATAAGACTTATTGGTTTTCTTAATACAAGACCTGTAGCTGCTCTTATCAATCTTTGTGTAAAAGGACTAAATACAGCACGATTTACTCTTGCCATGTATGCTGTGTAATCTTCTCTTGGCTCTAATGGTAAAAATGCCTCGCTGTTTTCTCTGAGATATTCTGTTCCTTCAGTAACAGCTTTCATTATTTCCCATCCTTTCATCATGTCCAAAACAGCCCTTGTTCTAGTAAAAGGACTATCACTACCTCCAAGAGTAGTAGACGTTATAATTTTTGTTCTAATTTGACCTGGGATTGCGTAAGTCATTGTTTACCATTTAGTGCGGTGTGACCAGTATCTAGCTGTAAAAAATCCTGGGTTGGGATCTTGTGCGTTGTGTCTGGCATAGTACGATCTTCTTCTGGCCTTATCCTTTTCGGATTTGGGATTTTTACCAGCACCCACAACTCCCTGTTGACCAAATCGTATTAGTTTTATTTTATCGCCTTTTTTAGCCAGTACCACATGGGATTTAGTGGGGTGGCCAGGTGTTTTCTTTGGTTTATTGAATCCCTCTAATCTATTTTTTGTAAGTCTAGGATCTCTTTTACTCATTTTCCTACCTTTTTCATGGTCAGATTATGAGCTTCAGTAAAAGTTTTACCCTTTAACATTAAGTTCTTCATCTCTTCCATGTGCTTTCTAGTATGAGTACCTTTCTTTTTATGCCTAGCTAAAGCATCTTTCTGTCTTTGAGTTAGAGTCTTCATTTTTTCTTCCTCTTTTTCTTGGAGCGTACTTTTTTTAAATCGGCAGCAGTAATCTTATCCCGTGGGGGAGCAACAGCAGCGAGTCTACGTTGCTTCGCTGAATAAGATGATTTAGGCATTATGCAGCGTTGGTAATAGCACCAGAAGTAATAAAGCTGACACTTACAGTTTCAAGATCACCTGTTTGAGCACTTAAAGTTGTTCCTGTAGTAATCCCAGAAAAACTTACTTTTTTGCTGCCTGATGTATCTAAAAATAATTCAAACTGTGCATCAGCAGCATCTTCAGTAGTTAAAATATCTGCAAGTAAATTTGCAGTTTCGTTACCACTAGCTGCTGTGTATAGGAAATCAATACTTCCAGAACCAGAAATTAATCCACCAACAAATGATCTGGATGTTGCTCCATGAGCAGTTACATCTAAAGTATCTTTTGATATGTCTAATGACCAACCTGTAGTTGATACAACTGCTTCAGTAGTTCCAGATCCGTTTTTAAATTTTACGGAGCCTTCTTCGCCACGAAAAAATGCCATTATTCTAAGAAAAAAGAGTATTTATAGATAGTTTAACTTGTAGTTGACTTTTTTACAGTACCTTTTTTCATATTTGCTAAATATTGTTCACATCTAGGATCCCAAAGTGCAGGATTACGCTTGCCTTTGACTGCTTCGATTACATCGAGCATTTCTTCAGTGATTTCTGTCATTTTTTCTTGGATTTCTTTCTAAGTATATCAGCATCAGCCTTTCTTGCCCCTCCCTTTCCACTAATAAAACTATTAACTCTTCCCATTGCCCATGCAGCCATTGGTACGTTGCGAGATCCAGAGGATAAGTATGCTCCCTGTCCTCTGCGATATACCTGGGCAAGCTGTCCGTAGGTGAAACGGCTTTTATCTGCCTTTTTTCTTAGTGTTTCTTTTGTTTTTTCGCTTAGTGGTTTTGCTTTTGGTTTCATCTTGGGCAGATCGTAGTTTGTTTATAGCTTTTATATCAATATATTCGCCTCTTTTGTATTTTTCGGCTGTTTCTTTTATTTCTTTTGCCTTTGCACTACGATTTCGAGCACCTGTAAGGTATTTACTAGGCACTCCCGTCTTTTTGTCTCGTCTTACCCGTCTAAATTGTCTCACTTCTTCTTGGTCTTTTTCTTCTTTTTCTTTTTCTTCTTCATTGTGGAGTGATACATAGTAAAAAAGTAAACTCTTAGTATATTCTAAACGAAGTTTGGCCTAATGTCTCTGGTTTGACAAGGTTAAATTGCTGCAAACATAAGTAACCGAAAGCATCAAACGCATGGTCAACTCCCAGGTTTTTATTTGGCAAACCTGTATTTGGGGTATAAGTCAAAGTTCTAAGTGCTTTTATTAATTCTTTACATCGAGGGTGGATAAATGTTCTACGATTTCCATTTGCATCATACAAAGCTGTATTTACTGAGGTAATTTTATCCCTGATCTTCCACGGAGATTTCGGACTCATAACTGTAAATCCACTCCTCCTAAGAATATTGTGATCCGTAACACCAACTCCACTTGTTTTTCTCGCACTACCAGTAGGGTCTGGACACGCAATAATTCGCCTGTCTACCCCATACCTCCTGATAACTTCCTCCGCAAAATCCCAAGTCGTTGCCCCACCCGTCAACATGATCTCATCAAATACATAAAGACAGTCATTATGTTTAACCGCACAAATTCCTGCCATAGGGTCAACGTTAAAATCCAATCCCAAAATTAAAGGTAACATCTGTAAATCTTCCACTTCGCTACTAATATTCTCGTCATTGAAACTGACCGCCACCAATCCAGTAAGATTCTCAAAACTTGCCTCAAACTCTTGCTTGAATGTTCTGCTATCTAATTGGGCCCTAGCTGCCTCGACTTCCTCAACTGGAACATTACCCCCGTCTACCGTAGTGAAACTCCACCTTTTCCAATCGCCACTCATATCTTCTGGAACGTAACACCATAAATCGTAAAACCAGCTTGCCGTGCCATCGGGTGTTGATATAAACAATGCCCACCCCTGTTTATCTGCGAGGGCTGGTCGAATAACTTGAAACCATACATCAGAATCCATAAAGGCTGCTTCATCAAGTACAACACCAGCTAAACTTCGACCTCTAAGAGTGGTTGCGTTTTCTGTTCCTTTCAGTTCGATAAGTGAGCCATTTATCAATTCGATTTTTAAATCTGTTTCGTTTTTTGACTGTATCCATTCTCTTGGTACGAGCTTTTTCAATTCTTTCCAGGCAATGTCTTTTGCCATGCGATATGTAGGAGCACAGTAAAAATACGTTTCGCCTGGGCGTTTGATCGCAGCGTTTACAAGTTCGATACAAGATAAATAAGATTTTCCGAATCTTCTGCCAGCCACCAGTACCCTAAATCTTTCTCGTGCATTAAACACCTCCCCCTGTGCCCATCTTAATGTTAAGTTTTCGGCCGTTTTTGGACTCATGTAATACAGAATACCCTTAATTTTGATGAATTTACTAGTTTTTGTCGACTAATTTGCTATTTTAAGGTTATTATTCAATTAATAACATAAGTTTCAGTCCGTGACAGAAGCAATCCTACAGAATTTTGACGATAGATCCGTTCCAAAGAAAAGAAATCCTGGTAGATCGCCAGATATGGTTATAGAGCAGAGAAGGCAGAGGTTATACAGGAGACAGTTGGAAGGTTTGCCAGCGAGACATTTAGTTTTGGAACATTCTTCTAGAGAAGGAGTTTGTGTAAAAACTGCATGGAACGATTGGAAAGAGGTAACAAAGTGGAATGAAGAAGATTGGCAGAAGGATAGAGAGAATATGATAGCTAGACTTCAAGCTATGAGAGTCAGACTTTTTGATAAGGCTTGCAAAAAAGGTCAGTTCCAAACTGCTGCTCAGATATTAGATTCGTTAGGTAAAGTAGTAGGAGAGAGTGTGGAGACTGTAAACATAAATGCCCCAGAACTCTCTATACGAATAGAAAATCAAGAAGATAGTTGACACTATTGTAGTATAGTACTATAATAAATAATGTAGAGAGAAATAATTTTTAGATTTATCAGTAGGTTCAGGGCTCTGTCACATATTTGACACAGTTTTGCTACACCACCCCTATCGCACCGCATCGGGTAGGAGATCGGGAAAGCCTGGGAGATCGGGAAGAAAAACCCAATACACATAATTTTTTTTTGTTTATAATTTTTTTTCTTACATCACATTGTCTTTTTTTCCTGGGAACTGTTGGGAAGTTGGCAACCGTACCAATAGATAATTAAAATTAGTGATTTACAAGACAACAAGAAAGAAAAGAAAAAACCCAAACAATAATAATTTTTTACACAAAAAAAAACCCTATCTAAAATAAGATAGAGTTAATTTAATTTTTTAATTTTGTTTAGTACTTTCTATTTTTTAAATAGGTAGTAACTTTATCGTTTAGTTCAGCTATTATAATTACTGAACTAACAACTAGTAGAGAATCAATAATAAACATTTTTAATATCCTACATAATCAATAATATTCAAAACTGATAAATCAGAATTTCCTGTCTCTTTTATGTAGTCATCAACATCTAAATCAAACTCATTTAAAAACTGTTCACAAATAGATTCATCTAAACAGCCATCATATGTATAATTTAGAATACCTTCTAAATAGTAACTTTCTAATTCTTCAATAAAGATTTCTGTTTCTTCTTGTAGAGTATCGTAAAAGTTATTGAAGTTATCAAAATTTAATTTGATGTTGGGAATAAGAAAAGAAAAGAACTTTAACATTTTATTTTTCTCCCTGGTTATATTCAGAAAGAATAAAATTTATATGTTCTGCTCTTTCGTTTAATCTTTTGCCTAGTGTGTTTGTAATTGTGAAGCCTTGCCAAATTAGTAAAAGACTTGCAAAAAGTAGAAGATAAGTTCTCATTTTTTTTTGGTAGGAAGTGTTAAAAATTTTTTCTTCCTTACTATTATTATAGTCACTAAAAATCTACTATTGTAGTACATTAACAATAGTTGTTACAATTATTAACAATTAATATTATTAACTATTTTCTATTTCTTCAATAATATTTTTGTATTCTTCACTTGGGATATAGTCATTCCAATAATCATTATTTAATGTAGTAGAGTTACTCAATAATTCTTCTCCTTTTATGTAAACTAACATATTAATTAATTTACAAGGATTAGAAATATCTGTGGTAACTTCTCCGAAATTAAATTTTTCATATTCTCTAACTTCTTTTATAGCTTCAAATACACCATAGGATTCTAAATAATTTTTAGCATCTCTTTCTGAATTGCAGAAATAAGAAGTATTAAAAATTTCATTGTGTAAATCACAGCCATAAGTATCCATATCTTGATTATCTTTTAAATAATCAATAGCCTGGTCTTTTACTTCTTTTAGTAGTTCCATTTTTGTTTTTTGTGAGAAGTGAATAAAAAAAAATCTTCTCTATAATTTGTATTGTACTACAATAGAGAAGATATGTAAAGTAATTAATAAAAAAAATTTTTAATCTCTTTTTAAGATAGGCATTATTAAATAATTTAGAATCGGGTTAAATCCCTCTAAAGTTTCAAAAGGATTCTTAATATCCCATTTTGCAGTAATTACAAAAGGTGCAGTAGATTTATTACCATTAAAAGTTATAGCTTTATTTGATGATAATTTTTTTACCTGATTACAAAATTGGCCTATGTAATCACAATTAAAGGAAAATTCCTTTTCAAAATTATTTGTGAATGAATCGGGTATTAATTGTTCAATGTTTGGATAAGTTCCCTCTATTTGTTGATAATGAACAGATGAAAGAAAAATTTCTTCATTCATAAAAGTAATTAAATTATCAGTAATTAAAACTTTAGTTGCCTGTTTAATTTGACTTTTAAAAACCGAACCAGGGATAGTAATATTTTTATTTAATTTAAAGCCTAGTTGATTATTAGGAAATTTAAAATAAAACAATCTGTGACCGTCAGTAGATGCAACTGTAATTTCATTATTTTCTACTTTTAAATGAATACCCATTAAAAGTTGTTTTGAATAGTCTTTATATACAAATTGACTTGCTACTCTACATATTTCATATGGAATAGTAGCAATATTAGTTTCATTCTCATATATAGCGTATGGACTTGAAACTTGTTTTGTTGTAATTGTGTTTGACATTTTTTTTTGATGAGAGGGAATAAGATAAACTCTCATATATATAAGTGTTACACATTAATAAACAACTTGCAACTAATTTTATCAATTATTTTATAAATTCTATAATTATATTTAAAATTACTTTTATCAAGTCTTATCAATTTTAATAAGCAAGTTACAATAAAAAATAACTGCTCAGTACTTAATTTAATAGTAATTTCCTTACTATTACTGACTTTTAATAAATTTCGCATATTTTTCAAAAATGAATGTAATTTAAGCGTACCAAGAGTTTGTATTAAAGGCCAATTTTATTTTATGAAAGTGAGAATTTTTTTATTTACAAAATGAAAATACTACTGTAATATAGTAAGGAACTTAGTTTTTTAGACTAACCAAAATGAAAATTTCTGAAAATTCTCAAAGTCAATTCATTGATTAT